GATCATGGGTTGCATCTTTCTGCGGTTGGGTTTTCTTGACAGTTGTATCGAGTGCGGTCACTACAACTGGTGACGACAAACATGAGGGCGATGGCGAGTCCTGCAACAATGCCTAGCGTTTTCATGGTGTATCTGGGAAGTCGGCTTCGGGGCCTGCTGTCCATGTGGCTGGGAAGTCTCGCAATGCTTGGCGATATGTCGCCCATGCAGTTTTGTCGGTTGGTGCGTCTGAGACCATCGCCCAATCTGAAGCGGCTAAAAGTCGGTCACGATGAAATCGGCAACCGTCGAACCATTGGTCATCAGTTAATTCTGCGTTGTTTGGGTTTGGTAAATAAATAATCATCATGCGCTCGTTTCATAAATAAATGTCACATTCATAAAATCGTTTGTTGCCCAAACCATAGGCGTAGCAGTTTGGACTTCGCTACCTGTATCGGTTGCTTGCAAAATCATTTTGTTACTTCCAGCCGAACCTACTACACGGTAATAAGTTGAGCCAGCGTCAGTTATTCGCCCCATAGCATTGCCTCTTACGGCGTTGCCAATTGGCACAGAAAAAAGCCAAAGTCCAACAGTGGTGTTGGTAGTTGTGCTACCCCAAGACAAAATGTAATTAACAACCACTAATTTTTGTATTCGGAAATAACTACCTATTAAAGTGCCGTTGCCAATGGTGACTGAACCGCCACCATTACCAACAATTGTTGGGGTAAAACTTTCGCTGGCGGCCCCGATGGTGTTGAGCGTTGCCGCAGTTAACACCTGCCCGCTAGTCGTTCCTGCTGTCCACTGTGTAGCCATAATGTGTTCTCCTTTACCAACCCAAACGGCTGGTATCCAAAATACCTAAAACTGACGAATTGAGCGTAAAAAACTGGTAGTACTGCAACGGCGACAAATTAAGCACATACTGTGTTGATTCAGGCGTAGCGTTAATTGAATATCCTTCAATGACGCAGGCCACCGTGGTTTCAGAACCGCCAGGTACCTGATATTTAAAGTTGATAGTGCGATTAACACCACCAAAGATTTGTTGCATAAAAGCAGTCAACGCTGTCGCATTTTGTGATACATCATCAAAAGTGCATGTAAACCGCAACGAATACGGGTCATTGAAATTGTTAGAAATCCATTGGGCGTTACCTAATGCTTGCGTTTCGGTGGCGTCTACCGTTGAAGAACTGTAAAACGATTGACCATAAGACCCAACTGAAGCAGTGTTGGTGGCTGTTTGTGCTGTCAGGCCTTCAGGGTCAATTGTAACTGTGTTGATGTATTGCACACCGTTTTGTATGCGTTCAAACGAACTGTAAGCAATTTGGGTGGTTGAAGTAGAACGGCCCAAAGTAACACTGCCTGGCGTATATGACTGCATAGCGTCACGGCTAATCGGGTAAAGGGTGTCAATTCGACTTACTAAATATCCACGTTCTGTGTTGACCAAATAGTTGTAATAGTTCAGTACTGAACCTGTGTATGTGCTTGCTGAACATTGGGTGCTGCTATTGATAATCGCAACTTTCATTGAAGCCGGTAGCGGGCCACCGTAACCGTCACCGAAAATGTAGAACCCGTAACTGGTTGTAGCGGCGGCGATTGCTTTGGCGTTGGCGTTAATTTGACCTGAACGGTTTACCCAGTCTGAACAAATGATGGTTGCAGTATTTAAACCTGTGTTGGCTGGGTAATCCTGAAATATGATTTCACGAACCCAAAACCATTCGTAAAATTCGCTGTTGTACACTTCGCTTTTAAGCACTATTGGGCTTTGGTAATCGATAGTCGAAGCAAAGTTGCTTGAATTGTTGATGGTAAAAGTCAGTGAACCGCCAGAATAGGTGTCAAGGTATTTAGTGCGGCCCTGGATGATATTCATTGACAAAACTTTGTTTGTAATGTTCCTTCCTACGCTGTCAAAAATCCAACTGTTTTTCGGCATGGTTACATTGTCCGAACATTAAGTGGTATTGGGCCTGACTGGCGCACATACTGCTGTAAGGCTCTAACAATGCTGTTGGGGTCGCCACCGTTCACATTGACCGTGATGTTTTGACCGCCACCGAGAGCGTGGTTGGGTGTGATCATTCCAGACGCGCCAGGCGTAAACAACTCCGGACCCTTCTCACCCACTATGTAGGAACTGCCGCCTGACACAGGACCGCCTGAGGCTTTGAAACCGCTGAAATCTAATCCAGCAAGCGACGACAAGTTTGCTGCGCCAGCCATAGCAGCAAAAGGGTCGCTGACATTGCCGTAAGTCTTTTGAAACGCTTTGATTTGCGCGATAAGAGCAAGAGCGCCTTCTAGATCGCCTTTGTCAACAAGCACCTTGACCTGGTGCGACGAAATGTCGTCCATGTTCAAAGCGAGGTTCATAATGTCCGTAGTGGCTTTTAACAACTGTTCACGATAAGCGGCAATGTCCTCAGTGGAACCAGTAGTGAACGCGTTAGCAGCGGCGACACCGAGTTCATCTAAAGAGGTTCGAGCGTTGTCAATAGCGACATCGGTTTCTAATCTGCCAATTAAGTCTTGCCACGCTCGATCAATGTTTTGAACTTCTTTCCATGTGTCGTTCAAAGTAATTTTGAAAGGGTTTAAAGCATCGCGATTTGCACGTTGAATTGCAGTTTTAAAATTGTCAGTGTTAATTCTGTTGTCATTTAAAACGCCCGCAAGATCACTCAATTGTTCCTCAGCCTGCGTACCGTTGCCAACAATGTCTTTAAACAGTTCGGTGACCTTGCTGTCAAACTCTAAAGCGGCGGTTGCACCTTGAGTCAAAAAGGTGACCATTGGAATTAGTCGTTGACCAGATTTCATTTTGAGATCATCAGCAGAGTCACCAAGGCCGTCCATAGCGGCGCGATACTCGCGAGCCATTCGCAGTTCGTCCTCAGAAATAACCTTCTGTTCCGAAACCTCTTTCAAAGACGCGCTTAAATCGTCTGCGCCCATTTCAATAAGTTCGGCCATTGACTGCCAGCCCTTACCAAGTAACTGTGCAGCGACCTTTGCTTTTTCGGCTGGGTCTTTAATCTTTTTAAGCCGGTCAATCGTGTTAAGGAATGTCTTGTTAACGTCTAACGAACCGTTTTTGAGATAAACAAGATCAACGCCAAGATTACGAACTTTGTCAGGGTCAGCACCAATCGTTTTATTTAGACGACCTATAGCACCTTCAACGGCGTCAATCGGGATACCGATATCGCCAGCCGCTTCGATATAGCGTGACGCGTCCTCAACGGCCAGACCTGTCGCATCAGCAAACTTGCCCGCTGAAATTGCAAGGTCTTGAAACGCTGCCATTCCGTCAAGTACAAACTTGCCGACTGCAGCACCAGCAGCGAGCGCAAAGGTTGCAGCGTTGGCTTTGACCGCATCAAAGATTGCAGTAGAGCCAGCCTTAAACTTCCCTAGTCCACCTTCAGCGTTAGCAACAGCAACCTTAAAATCACCAAAGGCTCTTTGAGCGTCTTTAATGCCTTTGTCTTGTAGATCGGTAATGATTGGGATGCGGATTGCCATTAGAGAAACACCGCCTTCTGCAATTGATTAATTCGTTTCATGACTTCATCAACAGACTGTTTCATTTCGGCTTCAATTGCGCCAGCGTTGTTTTCGTATGCGCGCCACATAATGCGAGGTCTGTCAGCCAAACCGTTTAGAGCACGGCCTAAAGCGTTGTTGTTGTTTAAGCCTGCGTAGTCAATGACTGAAGCGGCACCGTCTTTGTTCACAATAGTAAGAACGGCGTCTTTCTTTTTAGAAAGTGACGTCTCAATCTTTACGCCCTTAACTGCCTTGTCTTGAACATAAGGGAACAACGGACGGCCACCAGGAGCCCAAGCACGACTAAGACCAGACGGTAAACCGCCATTGTTTTTAGTTGCGTCCTCTGCTGGATACAGGCTTTTAGCCTCATCCACGGCAACCTTAAGAATCTTTTTAGCGTCCTTAAAGAACTCCTTTTTAACCTCAGGCTGAATCTTTTGGAGGACCTTCAAAGTAGATTCGAGTCCTTGGACTTGCATCGTCATTTGTTCCTCTCCTTTAAAATCTCAGCGACTGTCGAGAGGTCGTCAACATCAAACTCTACCTCATTTGGGAAGTACCCTGTGAGGACAAGAAGTTGCGCTAAGGAGTGGCGGAAACTTCCGCTGGGATAACTTTTCCCGCTTCACTGTTCACGATCGTAATGTCCACAAGTTTGTTTACGAATGACTCAAACTCCACCGGAATGGACTGGCCGTGTTCGGTCTGTGATTTGGCTGAATGCCATGCCATGAACGCCATGTCCTCCATACCGAAATTATCGGCAAGGTCACTGGTTTTCATTTTGAACTTGCGTTCCCATGCGACAAGCGTAGCGAGGGTTGTTGTGATCGTGGCGTAGCCGTAACCGATGTCGAATCGAATCGTTAACTTCATGTCGGGTCCTTTGTTCGGGGTTTGTTAAATCAGGATTCAGACCAGGCGAACGTGCCACCCATCAGGGTGATACTGCAGGTGCTCAATTCTCCAAGCGAGTACACGATTGGCAACGACGGCAAGTAACTGCCTGTCAGGGTCCCCATTGGGTTTGTTGCGCTGGTTGCGGCCGACGAACCTTTAATGGTCACGGTCGTAATGACAGTGCCGACGAGGGACTTCAAGGTTGCGTAGGTTTCTGAGGTGGCAGTTGACCAATATAGGTCAAGCGTCAAAGTGTTGTTCTGCAAACCACCCACGTATGCCACAGCGGTACTGCCGAAGGCATTTGCCTGTAATTCTTGGATTGTCTGACTCAATGTTGCAGCAGTACATTGGTCCGAAATATCCACGGCACCGATGGAGATGACTGGGTTAGAAAGATATGTTGAAGTTGCCATGACGGATCAATCCTTTGTGTTTTTGGTCGCGTCGGGCTTCGTGGATAATTTAGCACCCTTACTTGGGTGGGTGTCGGAACGCTGAATAAAGCCTCCAGCGAGCAACCACTCAATGTCATCAGACGGGCCAGCAACAAAAGGTGTGCCGATCTCGCCGACTCGAATTGAACTGATGATGTAACGATCCATTGGTTTATCCGTTCTGTGCTTGTATCGGGATGATGAGTTCGTATCCGGCGTAATCTGCTCCGCCGACCGTAACGACTTTTGGTGATGCTGACATGACCGCAACATTTTTGAGTACCAGAGCAGACGTCAGATTCAACAGTTGGCGAAGTGCGTCTAGGTTGCCTGGGCCGTTGCTAATCAGTGTCACGGGGAAAGTCATTTTGACGATGTTGTAGTTGAACGACTCGACGGATGGAGCATCCACAAAAGCGCAAGGTGGAGCGATATTGCGAGGATCATTAACGACACGAAGGTTCGGAATAGTTTGGAGAGTAGTGACCAGATCATCTAGTGCCTCATTCAGAAAGTCCGTGTAAGCCATTTCACGCGACCTGTGGTCTGTTGATGCCTAACAACTGTTTGACGATGCCTGAGAGCCCTACAACGGGCGCTGATGCCATGTCAGTGAACGACGCGAATTGATCTACGCTCCCGCGCTGACGATAAAGGGCCGAGCCGTACATCAAAGTTCCGAGGGTGACATCTCCGCCAGGTGAAGTTGAAAGCGAATCTATGTACGAGGACTCTTGACGCCTACGAAAACAGAACGCGTTTGCCGCGGCTGCACACTGAACTAAGAACGCAGTCTCGTCACCGCTTGTCGTGATGCCGAGATATGTGGCAATTTGCGGTCCTGTGATCCAAGTGCACGTTTGGTCAAAAGTGATCGTGCCGGTGATCGCCTGCAACTCCATCGGAGTTTCAGACTCAGCCCACATAACCGCGTTCTCTAACGGATACGAATAGTCGTATTCGATAAGACCTTCAGTATCAACATTGATCGGTAGGAATTGGGGCATCGCATAAACAGATTTGACTCCGTTGTAT